CTCGGCCCGCTCTTCGCGCTGGTCGAGCGTGCAGCCAATGGCGAGCTGCGCCTGGCCGAGATCGCCGCGCTGTTCTGGCACTGCCTGCAATCGCGCGAGGGGCTGACCCGCGAGGCGGTGGGCGAAGCGATTCTGGCGGGCGGACTTGCCGCCGCCACAAAGCCGCTGCGCGCGCTGCTCGGCGCGATCCTGCAGGGCCGATGACCCGCGCCTTCTCCCCCGGCGTGCCGCCGCTCGCGGCGATGGCCGCGCAGGCGCTGGGCTGGACGCCGGAAGCCTTCTGGCACGCCACCCCCGCCGAACTCGCCGCCGCGCTCGGCCCGACCTCCCCCGTTGGCGATGGCGTTGACCGAAGCGACCTCGACAGTCTGATGGAGCAATATCCCGATGCCTGACCTTGCAGCCGACCCGGTCGACGCAATGCTGATCGACGTGCGCGCCAATACGCGCGGCTTTGCCGAGGATGTCGCACGCATGCGGCAAGACCTCGACGGCGAACTCGTGGCAGGCTTTTCGCGCGCGGGCGAAGTGCTCGAACGCAGCCTGCTGAGAGCGATCCGGCGGGGCAGCCTCGGCTTCGAGGATCTGCAGGCCTCCGCCAGCAAGGCGATCGACCGGATCGCGAGCCAGGCGCTCAAGCTCGGGATCGGTCAGATTTTCGGGGCGAACAATCCGCTGGGCGGGATCGTCGGGACTCTGCTGGGCGGCGTGCTCGGCCTGCCGGGCCGTGCGACCGGCGGCCCGGTGAGCGCGCAGCGCGGCTATCTGGTCGGTGAGCGCGGGCCCGAACTCTTCGTGCCTCCGTCGGATGGGCGGGTCGTCCCGCTGGCAGCGCATGGCGGCGGCGCGCGGCGGGTCGATGTTGCGATCCAGCTGGCCGCGCCTGCGGCCACTGCCGCGCCGATCGCGCTCGAACGCTCCAGCCGGCAGATCGCGGCGGCGGTGCGCCGGGCAATGGAGAACAGCTGATGGCCTACTGGCTTTGCGCTGCCCGCAACGGGCAGGAGCACGACCATATCCAGCGCTTCGATCCGCGCTTCTGGACGGTCAATTTCCCCCGCCCGATGATGGCGAGCGTGGTCACCATCGCGCCCGATGCGCTGCGGTTGACCTGTGAATTCCATCATGCGGGCGAACTCGCGGGGCTGATCTGGGAGAGCGAGGATAGGCTCGACCATCCGCTGCAGAGCTACGCGACCGACCGCGATTATTCGCACACGGTCCTGTCCTTCCGGTGGCGCAGCGGCGGGGTGATCGCGCTCGACGCAGTCAATGGCCCCACGCTGACAATCGAGGGGCGCGATGCGAGCGGCACCGCATGCAGCTGGTACGTCCGGCTGTGGAACTACGCCGAGGGGTCGCCCGAGGACGCGCTGGTGACGCTGCCGTTCTCGGCGCTGGAAAGCGGCTTCGCGTTGCCCGGAGAGCCAGTCCACTCCGCTGACATCGACCGCATGTTCATCTCGCTGGTGCCCCCCGGCTACGTGCCGGGCAGCGCCGATCCGCTGGCCCAGCGCGCCGATGGCTGGGTCGAGCTGAGCGCCATCTCCTGCGACGGGGCGCGCGCGATGCTGGAGATCGGCGAGAGCATGCTGCCCGAGCATGGCGAGCAGATCGCGACCGCCTATGACGACTGTTTCAACCAGACGCCCGCGCGGCTGATCCGCCAGATCCGCCATCTCGGCTATCGCGGGCGGGTAGTCCACTATGTCGGGATGAGCCACTATTTCCGGCTCGAACCGCTTGGTGGCGGGCATTATGTCAGCCTCGCGGGCGGGGTGCTCAACGATGCCTGCGCTGCGTGGCACCGGGCTTTTGCCGAGGAGGCGCAGGCCGCCGGGTTCGAGATCATCTGGTCGCTCTCCTACGAGTTGTTCGACGCGCATTGCTGGAACGACTGGAAACAGCGCGCCTACGATGGCGCGCCCGCGCAGACCGGGTGGGAGCCGCCCTCCGCGCTGCTCTCGCCCGCGCATGCCGGCGCGATGGGCTACCTGCGACAGGTCGCCACGGCCTTCGCGCAGATTGCGCAGGCCGCTGGGCTGCCCGTCCTCTTCCAGATCGGCGAGCCTTGGTGGTGGGTGAAGCCGGGCAGCTTCGCCCCGTGCCTTTACGACGATGCGGCAAAGGCCGTGTTCGGCGGCGATCCGCCGGTCATCGCGGATATGCGCGCACCGCTGGATGAGGCGCAGAAAGCACTGCTCGATGCAGCGGGCGCGCTGCTCTCGACCTCCACCGCCGCTCTGGCGCAGGCGGTCCGCGATGCTGCCGGGGGTGAGGCGGAGGTGCTGCTGCTCGCCTTCACGCCGACGATCCTCGACGGCCAGATGCCCGAACTCGAGCGCGCCAACCTCCCGGTCGGATGGGCCTGGCCCGCCTTCGACCGCCTGCAGCTGGAGGATTACGACTGGCTGACCGCCGGTGCCGATGCCCGCCGCCGCGCGGCCTACGCGCATGTCGATGCGCGGCTCGGCTATCCGATCGACCGGCAGGACTATTTCGCGGGTTTCGTGCTGAGCGCCGAAGATGCGCCCGCCTACTGGGCGCGGATCGACGCCGCGCTGGACGAGGCGCGTGCGCGCGGTGTGACCCAGCGGTTCGTGTGGGCGCTGCCGCAGGTCACACGCGACGGATACACCCGGCTTGCCCCGCCCCAGACCGACCAGCGCGAGGACCACATGCAGAACTTCGACGACGTCCCCTATCCGCTCACACTCGGCACGGATGCCAGCGCGAGCCCCGAATTCTCGACCTCGGTGCTGGTCACCGCCTCGGGCCATGAACGCCGGACAGCGCAATGGGCCGACGCGCGGCTTCGCTTCGATGTCGGGCCGGGCATTCGTTCGGAGAGCGAGCTGGCAACCCTGCTCGGCTTCTTCCGCGCGCGGCATGGCCCCGCACGCGGCTTTCGCCTGACCGATCCGTTCGATTTCTCCTCCAAAGGCACTACGGGCGCGCCGACCCCGGCGGACCAGCTGCTCGGGCTCGGCGATGGCGAGAGCACCCGCTTCGCGCTGGTCAAACGCTACGGCGAGGAATCCGAGCCGCAGGTGCGGCGGATCACCCGGCCCCGCAGCGGCACCGTGCGCGTGTCGGTCGGCGGTCAGGAAACCGCAGGCTTCACGCTCGATCCGCTGGGCTTCGTGGTGCTCGACGAGACGCCTCAGGCCGGAGTGGAGGTGCGCGCAGGCTTCCTGTTCGATGTGCCCGTGCGCTTTGCCGAGGACCGGCTGGCGATCAGCGTCGCCGGTTTTGCCGCCGGGCAGGCGCCCAGCGTGCCGCTGATCGAGATCAGGGAGGCGGCATGAGCGAGGTATATGGGGAAGACCGCCTCGCCACCCGCGCGTTCTTCTGGCGGATCGAGCGGCGCGATGGCGTAACGCTGGGCTTCACCAGCCACGACCGCGACCTGATGCTGGACGGCGTGCGCCTGCGCGCCGCGCCCGGCATCCGCCCCGCCGCGCTGCGCCTGACGAGCGAGATTGCAGGCGACGACGCGCAGATGGACGGCGCGATCACGCACGACGCAATCTCCGCAGTCGATCTGGAAGCGGGCCGCTTCGACGGCGCAGGGGTGACGATCGGCAGCATCGACTGGCAGAGCGGCGAGGCTCAGGCGCATTACTGGGGCACGATCGGCCAGACGGAAGCCGTCGCCGACGGTTTCTCCGCCCAGCTGCATTCGGCCAAGGCCGCACTGGAGGCAGACCCGGTCCCGCGCACCAGCCCCGGATGCCGCGCACGTTTCTGCGGGCCCGGCTGCAACCTGTCGCCTGCTCGCTTCACGGTTGAGCGGCAGGTCGCGGCGATCGACGCAGGTGCCAATGCGGTCGGCTTTGCAGTGCTCGCAAGCGCAGATTTCGTGTTCGGGGAACTGCGCTGGCTGGACGGGCCCGCGGTCGGCCTGCGCCAGGCCATTATCGCCGATGAGGCCGGAATGCTCGTGCTCGACAGCGGTATCCCCGCCGGAGTGCGCGAGGGAACCAGAGCACAGCTGCGCGAGGGCTGCGACCGCACCATCGCCACCTGCTCCACACGCTTCGGCAATGCGGTGAACTTTCGCGGCGAACCCTTCCTGCCAGGCAACGACCTCGTCGCCCGCTACCCATCGCGCAGCTGATGGACAGGGCATCCCGGATCGCACGCGCGGCGGGCGATCTGGTCGGCACACCGTTCCGCCTGCAGGGGCGTGATCCATCGATCGGGCTCGACTGTATCGGAGTGGTACTCGCCAGCCTTGCGGCAGCGAAGATTACGCTCGCGGTACCGGCGGATTACCGGCCGCAGCGCAGGCGCTTCACCTTTCCGCATGAGGCGCTGGCAGCAGCAGGCCTGATCGAGGCGCACGGCCCACGGCGAGCGGGCGATCTGCTGCTTGTGCAAACCGCCCCGACGCAGGTCCACGCGGCGGTCGCCGTGGATGGGCACCGGATCATCCATGCCCACGCCGGGCTTCGCCGGGTCGTCGAAAGCCCGCTGCCCGACCACTGGCGCGTGCTCGCCTGCTGGCGGGCCGCCGCCAATCCGCAAGGAGATACATCATGGCAACGCTGATCCTGTCCACGGTCGGCACCGCGCTCGGCGGGCCGATCGGCGGGGCGATCGGGGCGGTGCTGGGCCGCGCGGTCGACAGCGCGGTGATCGGCACGCCAACCCGCCAAGGCCCGCGCCTGACCGAGCTGGCAGTCTCCACGTCCAGCTACGGCCAGACGGTCCCGCGCGTGTTCGGCACGATGCGGGTGCCCGGCGCGATCATCTGGGCGACCGAACTGGTCGAAAGCAGTCAGACGAGCGGCGGCAAGGGGCAGCCGAAGACCACCACCTATAGCTACGCGATCTCCTTCGCGGTCGCGCTGTCGAGCCGGCCAGTCGCCGCGATAGGGCGTATCTGGGCCGATGGCGCATTGCTGCGCGGGAGCGCGGGCGACCTGAAAGTCGGCGGGGTCATGCGGCTGCACAAGGGCACCGGAGACGACGAAGTCGATCCATTGATCGTCGCAGACAAGGTCGCGCAGGGCTGTGCCTTCCGCGACCTCGCCTATCTGGTGTTCGAGGACCTGGAGCTGGCCAGCTTCGGCAATCGCATCCCAGCGCTCAGCTTCGAGGTGACCGCGCCCGACGGTACGCTCGACGTCGTCGACCTGCTTGAAGACATCCCGCTGGCGACTGCCGCGGGTGTTCCGCTGACGGGTTTGCGGGGCTTCGCCGATCAGGGCGGATCGCGCGCGGACCTGCTGGCGCATGTGGCACAGGTTTTCCCACTGACGCTTGGCGCGGCCGCCGAGGGCCTCTCGCTATCGCCGGTGGAGGTCGGCGAGCAGATCGCGCTGCCTCGCCCGGTTGTCGGTCGCCTCGACGGAGAGGATCGCGCCGAGCCGCGCGTGCGCCGCGACGGCTCCATGCGCGAGGTGCCAGCGGCCTTGCGCTATTACGATCCCGCGCGCGACTACCAGCCCTCGCTCCAGCGCGCACCGGGCGTCGGCGGGGCGAGCGAGCAGATCGAGTTTCCCGGAGCTTTTGCCGCACCGGACGCACAGCGACGGATCGCCACCCTGCACC